GAAGAATATGAGCATAGAATGTTTCCTCTAAAACTAAAACTACTACCTTCTCCCCAATCTATACCAAAATCTTCTTGATGAAAGAAAGCATGTGCTAATTCTTTATTGCTAAATTTATGTTTTGCCATATTAATTATTTATTTAATTTATTAATCTCCGCCTTACTTGCATCGTAATGTAGCCAATTATTATTTTTATCCTTACGAATGCCACCATTTTTATAAAAATCCAATTCTTCAGATTTTAAATAATAAAATGCATCTTTTAATGCTTTTTTAGCCTCCTTAATTGAATCGAAAAACATTAAAAATGAATTGTAATTACCTTTTTTTACATTAAAACAATCAATCGCTCTTGCTAATGTAAAATTTCCACTAATTTGTCCTGTTACATGTATAAAGCATACCATTTTATATTCATTTATTTATTATATTTTTTAGTTGTTTTTGTAAATAGTAATTAAAAGACCTGCCTCCTTCTGCTTTCCAAAAATCTGACGGGTCTTTCGGGCTTCCAATTGGATTATGTATATATTTTATTTTATACATTTTTGAATATTTTTTAGCATATTCAATACCTTTATCATCATTATCATAATACAATACAATAAATTTATATCTATTTTTTAATTTATAAAAAATATTTTCAGGTATAAATGATGCTTCTGTATTTGGAGCTATTGCACACCATTTATTATAAATTCGATAAAATGGGCCACAATCTTTGTAACTACTTGGAATGAATAATATATTTCCTTTTTTAGGGAGAATTTCCCAACCTTGCACTATTGTTGTATCAACATTTGATACCCATTTAAAATTAATATTCTCTGGTTGGTAAATTTTTCTTCTAAATATTCCATTGTGCCAATAGTAGTCCATAGTATAGGAATTATTGTCACAAGCGTATAAATTGTTGTGTATATTTTTTCTCTCAGACGTTAATCTAAAATATGAAATTCTATCTATTTTAGCTATTTTAAGCATATCTATAGTCCAAGATTGGTCATTCCACCATTTTATATTTGAAGGGCCAAATTCAGTCCTTTTAACAGTTAAAATTGTATTAAAATCTAATTCTTTTGTATATTTTTTAACAGTTTGTTGGTTATTAAAATAATTATTAAATGAATGTTTAATGTTAGTAAATCCTAAATTAAAATCTTCATTGATTTTAATTATTGCATCGGTAAACGATATTGAAAATTTCCTCATAACAAATTGAAAACAATTCATTGCAAAATCTTCACCAAAATCCCTATATAAAAAAGTGCCATTGTAAAAATATACAATGGCACTTGCTTTAAAATCTTCTCTAAAATCTGATTTGAAATGTGAATTTATTTTTTTAAAATAATCAGAATATTTTCTATATATATCAATTGGATTTATTTTACTCAATATGTTTCCAGTAGTTAATATTCCATTAAATTTAAAATTCATATTTGATTAAAATGGTAAATCGTCTTCAGTTTTTTGTATACTAGAAATTGCTACATTGTTCAATTCATCAGAATCCATTTTTGTCAATTCTTTAAAATACCATTGCGTATCGGGACGGCCTTTTAATGGAAATTCTTTATCTTTCATTTTATTCTTTAAATTCTCTTCAGAATCAGCTATAAACGAAAATCTTGGAAGTTTTATACTAACTTTCACTTTAGGATTTCCATTTTTATCTTGACCTAAATATTCCTCGCCACCAATGAGCCACCATTTGAATTTATTAACAAATAAATTTGATACTGAATTAATATATTCATAAATATCTTCACATTTTATATCATCAAATTGTTGCCTTACTCCTAATTCATCTGCAATAATTGATAATTGTGTTAATATATCAATCATTTGTTGATCTGTACCGTTTGTCCAAATGCCTAATTGAACTTGCCCAATTTGACCTTTAGCTCCGTCAATACCAGTCCAACCTTCATAATCAATAGGTTTACTTTCTAAAAATAGAAATATTCCAAATTTATCTTTATTCTTAGTTAATTTTACATCAATTTTGGATATTTTCAATTCTCTGGGGCCAATAAAAATGTATTGACTTGGTTTAAACTCGTTACTTGTGGAAATTTCTTTTGTGTTAATTTTTACTTTGAAATTCATAATTAAAATTATTAAATTGTTAAAACTATATAAATCTATTTGTTAAATTAATTTTTTAATAAAAGTTTGAATCATCTATAATTTCATTAAATTGAAAGTCATTATTATTAGATGTTTTAGATATTTCTTCAAAAGCATTATCTGGAAATTGCGAATAATCTATTTTAGATAATTCTGATAAATACACTTCATTTGAAATAATTAATACTGGAAATCCAAAATCTTGTTCTACAGTTTTTAGTAAAAATTCATCACCAACTTTTAATTCTCTCCCAATATTTAATTCAATTCTTTTAGCGAAATTGCTGTTTGCAAATGTTTTATCTGCAAAAACATTACATCTCATTCTTTTTTCGTTTCCAAATGTATTTGCTATAAATAATTCTTCAGTATCAGTTCTACCAAAGTTTAATTGCCCTGTAATATTGAATTGCATCATATTATAAGCTTTTTTATTCAATTGAAATTTTTTGGTTACATTACCACCAATATACGTTAATACTGGTAAGTCTGGATATTTTTCCAACTTTTCTTCTTTAAAATTTTTAAATCCAAAATTTAATTCCATAATTTTTTTATTTATAAATATCAAAAATATTAGTTTCTTTTACTGATTTAAATTCAGGCTCGTATGTTAAATTACTTAACAAAGCTGTTTCAGCTTCAGAAGTGCTATCTGCTGTCTGAATATAAGTTTCAGATATTTCCTTGCCTTCAATGTCTTCGTACATGACTTTACATTCGTAGAACTTATCACCTTTGTCAACAAATACATTGACAAAATCTTTTTCAACAATGCCAGTTACTTTTACTAAATCTGGTGATTGAACCAATGCATCAGCTAATACAATAGATGACGTTTCTGCTAAGAATATACGTTTAATGTTCTTCTTATCTGTTTTTACAATTGCTTTTATTTCGTAGTACATACTGTTAATTATAATAATTATCTATGGTTTCTTTAACTAATCCTAAATCGTTTGGTATATATAAATCTTTAAACATTCCAACTGGGGATTTTGCTGGATATTGTCCATCAAAATTTGTAACAAATCGTTTTGAAACTTCTTTCTTTTGTTCATCATAAGTTTGTTTACCATAGAATACAATATCAAATTTACCCTCTGGAGTTATATAGTCATTCACCATCTTACCAACAGTTTTAAAACGATAACTGACTGTATCTGCTGATGAATCCTTAAATTCCTCATAATGTGCCAGCATAAAGAAATTTACATCACCAGATTGTTCCATAGCAGAAAAAATTCTATCCATAAAAACACCAATTTCCTTAAATGCATCATAACCCTTCTTTAATGCATTTGCCATATAATAATCCTGCATTACATAGTTGCTATCATCAAGCACAATGTTTTTTACGTGCTTATGATTTTCTAATATGTATTTTATTGCAGCACCAATTTGCTCTCCATTATTGGAAATATATCTACGAACACCTGGCTCATTTGGCTTTCCTGATGGATAGTTTTTTTGACTACCTTTAAATGGTAATGGTTTACTTGTTGCTGAAATAATAAATGTCTCTTCTGGATTTAATCCAACCAATCCCAATTCTGGAATTTGACCAATACTTGTTGTTTTACCAAACCCAGAGGTTGCTAATACTAATACTTTTGCCATGTTTTTTATTGTTTTAATTTTGCTACTAAGTTACTAATTAACTCTGGAATATCTTTATTTCCAGCTAAAATAATCTCTTTTTCAATCTCTTCTTTTGATGGATATGCTTTTAATGAAACAAAACTTTTTTTCAAAAATTTTACATATCTATCAAATATGCGTGGTGAAAAAACATCACTTATCCAATTTGGAAATTCAAAATCATTAATTATTTTTTTAGAATATTTATTTTCAAGCTTTGTAATATTCTCTTCAATTTTTTCAATTTGTTTTTTTAATTCCACTACCTTCTCATAATCTTTCATATAAGAATCTTTTTTCAAAATAACTGAATCGATTTTACTATTATTCTCTTCAATAATAGGTAAGCTTACTTGTTTATAAATTTCATCAATTACAATCGAGATCTGTTTGTTTGTTAATTTCATAATTTTCTATTTTTAAATTTAAATTCATTTCTTTTAATTGAGCCTCAACCCATAAATCATATTCGTCCCACATAATTTAAAATTTTATTAAATTGTAGTAATTAATTACATATTTGTAATGAAATGTTTTCATTTACAATTATCAAATTTTTCTAATTCTTCAACTTGATTTTTCAATTTATCAAAAGAATAATTTACTAATTCTTGACTACCATTAGTTATTTCAATTTTATTACCATATTGATTAACTAATCTTGTCCATATTCCACCATTAAATCTTTGCAAATATACTGGATAATTGTTAACAAAAAACTCACAGCAAGATAATTTTATTTTATGACTAACATTATCTGATTTTAAATAATCAATAAATTGTTTTTTATCCATTCGTTATAGGTTTTAATATGTTTACTTTTAAGTATATTATAATAGTAATCAGTAACAACTTCTCCTGTAGACCAAGTACAACTGTATTTCTTAAATAATTGAATTAATCTTTCTGACTTAGTCCCTTTAGTTCTTAATTTATAAGTCAATAGTGCCTCCCAATAGAGTTCCTCATAATTAGTATTCGGAATAATCCAAATACACATTTGTTTACCAAATAATACAATAGAAATCATTGGACTATATTCAAACCTAATCTCGTCCCATTTATACTTCCATCCAAGTTTAATTATTTTAAATTGAAAGATTTTAACTGGAATTGGCTCGTCATTAACCCATTTTCTTGGTAAAAAATATGGTACACCATGTTCAATTTCGCCAAAATAAAATTTAAGAGTTAATCCTTTTAATGGATAGTTTATTACTAAAAGACTAACTATTTTATTTATTATGCTATTTATTATTCTTCTCAAGAATGATAATTGCCTCTTTAATAGCAGCCCTTCTAGCTTCATCTCTTGTTCCTTCATAATATCTCCATTTTAAATCTATAGCATAATGCCAATCGTCTGTTCCATTCAATATTTGGCTTACATCAATACGTATTCCTTTATTATCAAATAACCAGTCTATTGCCTGTTGAAGTAAAGGTGCAGATAAGTTATATTCTCCATTTTTTTGGCTATTATAACGCGCTGCATTTATACCAAATGGACATATTTTCAACTCATAGTTATCTTCTTTGACGTAACAGGCCATACAATATTCATCAAAACCAAATCTTCTAAGCTCTATAGCCATATCAGAGTCAACAAAATACTCTTCCATAATGTCAGCATAACAATTTACATTAATTTCAGTTTTTAATGACTTAAAAAATTCATAAATTTTATTTCTTATTTCTTTATTCATCTTTATTCCAATTAGTAAATTTATAAACACCCTCCCTTAGTGCCGTAAGGATTAATCACTTTTGTTAAATTAAGATATTTTATAATCCGCTACTACCAAAACCACCTCTAGACTTTTTTGTTAACACATCAACTTCTACAAATTCAAAAGTTGTAAATAAATCCAGTAATTTAATATACCAAGGGGCGTTCATGGATAATCTTACAGAAAACTGACAAATTCTTGTTGATTTTGGGATTGATATAAATAATTTAGATATAGCCGGAAATCCCCACCTATCATCCATTCCACAATAATCTGAATCGATTAAACCAAAAGAATTAGCCTGTTGTATCCTGAAATTTTTATACAAAGAACTTCTTGGTATAATATTAGCTTCATAATACATTGGTAATTCCATTGATATTCCTAAATCAAGAATTTTATATTCTTCAGATTTTAAAATATAATCTTGACTAACTGATAAATCAATCCAATTGCCATGTTTTTGTAATTTGTAGAATTTGTTGAAATTTACATACTTAATTTTTCTTTTAATCATATTTATTCTTTTTTAATTTTTGATATTTGACCATAAAATTCTCTTGCATCTGTTATTTCACTTGCATATTGTATTTCCTTATAAAAACTATTTTCTCCTAAAAATAAAAAATAATTTATATAATATGCGATTCCTCCTCTATTTTTTATTATTTTTATTGCTCTTAATCTATCTCCCAGTGAATTTGGGTTCCCATCTACATCATATCCATCAAAATTAGATAAGCCAAGTTTTAATGGCGAAATTTGTACTAAACATACTTGACAATCGTGGAATGGAGCCTCACTATCTTTTAAATCTTGTTCAGATGGGAAAAATTGTTCTAATTTATATCTATCAAATGTTTTAGATGTTCTGTTTATTTGCTGCATTGCCGCTATTACAAATCCATAATTTTGCCTTGCTGAATCGAAATATCCAGACATTTCCACGATAGCTTGTCTTAAATCTTGACCATTATGTGGTTTTGTTTTTTGAAAATTATCATATATAATAATTATCCATTTATCTTTATTATATTTTCTATATTCTACAAAAACATCTTGGTCATTTATCCTTTCTTTTACAATTTCACCATTTTTAGAAGCAATAGATTGTATTTGTTTATAAATAAACTTTGGAGTACATCTTTCTGGAAAAATTGTAACCTTTTCTTGAAATAAATCAAGCCAATTATTCATGTCTTCAGAATCTAATAATTTATCAATTTTTTCCGGCAATTTATTATCTCCCATTGAATATATTTGGTCAATATCTGTTAAAATACCATATTTTGCATATAGAAAAAAAGATTGGGCTTCACCAACTAATTCTTCAATTGTCATTTCTGCTGTGAAATAATATATCTCAATATCATTTATCTTTTTATTTTTGTATTGCATTAACACGTTATACATAAACAAAAAGTTAGTCAGCTTTGTTTTCCCTCAGTTTGTTATCGTACAGCTTTTTATCTGTACTTCTATCCTATTAACGACTAGCTCGGCATATCTTTTCATCCTTAACTTAATATTAGGATGCTGCGACCTCGTGGATGTTTTATATTCTAAACAGGCTGTTCTTACACATTTAATTACCAATATCTATAAATAGATACTTTTCTTTTTTAGTAATTAGGTAACACTTGTTTAGTTTCAACATCTATGCTCTGCCCCTGACTAATGTTTTAACATTAGCCTTCGGTTCGGGTTATCCTATATGTTAAGGGAGGACTTTCCCGCTTAATTTCGCAGTAATTATTTATTAGATTACTCTAATAAACGGCTTTTAACATTATCTTGTATTTCTTTATTTGTAAAATTTTTGTCTGATTTTTTTATTATATTATTTACAAACAAATTATACAGGATACGTTATACTAAAACCCCACTATCACTAGCTGATAAATAATATTTAGATTGGATATTTGGCATAAACTTTTTCATTCTTTTCCAACTATTTGGTAAAGGTATGCCATTGTTTTCTCCAGTTTTACCCTTCTCTCTTTCTAATTTTGCAATATCTTTGTATTTTACATTCTTCTTGTCGTATGAGAATTTTTCTTCCATCTATCTACTTGGTTTATATATGATTGAAATTTTTCACTATTAAATAGCGTTGATGGCCTTAGATAAAACTCTTGGTTTGTACCAAGCCATTCTTCTGTTTTAACATCTATTACGTCTTTTAAATCCTGTTCAGTAAATCCTTCTGATAATCTTGCTGAGATAAATTTTCTATTAGATTTAGCATTAACATTAAACCCTCTAACTTCTTTCATTTTACTATTTAAATACTTTATTACATTTGAAATAGTATCATCATTTTGCGATAAGGTATTAAAAATATCAATTCCTTTTTGCCTAATATCGTAAGAATCTAAAGATGTAATATCATCTTTTATTAATTTAATATACAATTTTTTCTCCAAATTATGTATTAACTGCAATGCGTCTTCTTTGTATATCTCGCAAATTTTTTTTAGAAAAATATCATTATTTTCATAAATACATTTTAAAAAAATTAATTCAGAAAAATTTAATTCTTTATTTAATTCATTCAATTTAATTGTTATACAATTCATAAACAAAATTATTTATTTAATTAGTATTATATCGATTATTAAATATTTTATCTCGCTTCAAAATTGTAGCTGTTTGACAAAATATTGTTTTTTCTTATAATAAATTACTTGTTCTTTAGGTATTATTTCGACCTCACTAATTATGCTTTTGCAATGTTCATCATAATACCAAACTATTTCTATATTTTTCTTTTACATGTACATAATATACTATATTATTTTTTATATGCAATATAAGTTCAGTATATATAGATGTTAGGCGTAATTTGCCCATGCTCTAAATTCATCATTAATTTTTATGTATATTAAACAGTCTCTAAATATTTCAGCCAGCTTATAGTGTTCATCATCTATTAGCTGTTTAAATTTTTTAAATAGCGATTCTTTGTCTCCATTTTCGTACTTACCCAATAATTCTGATAAAACTATTTTACTTACATGGTCGGGTTTGTAGCTTTCTATCCACGACAAGAAACTACGCCTAATACTATGTTTATGCAATTGGGGGTTAAGTCGTGTATTCATCTGTATTACAATTTATTAAGTTTATACTATTTTGATAGTGCAGTGGTTTTTAATCCCCAACTGCACAAACATTTAACGTTATACACAATACTATATTTGTATTCTAAAAACTGCGTATCCCGTTGCAATCTTGGTGCGGTTTGACAAGTTCGTGCCTCGTAATCCGGCACGTTTCATATTGCTGACCGTTATGCCTCATTGCTAAGAAGCGGTGAAATTTTATCATATAGGTAAGCAAACAAATCAGCATACCCTCCAGTTGGGTCGGGTATTTCAGTCCCTAACGGTGCTAATATTTCGAGCAACATATCGTCCTTGTTTTTTGGTTCTGAATGCAACGAAGGCATAATAGCAGATAGGCGTAATGCTTCCTGCTGTGCTTCGTATTGCCGTCTGTGTTCGTTTCCAAACAATCCAGCTTCTTCCTGTTCGTGAAGTTCTCCAAATAATTCGTGTTCTGTGTTCATCTTCGTATTAAGTTTAGTTGTTAATAATTCGCACTACGCCTATCTGCTGACCGTTATATTACGTCAAGATGCTAATTCTAAAATTACTATACTCTATACATTCTCCACATTTTTGCGAACCAGTTAAATTATCTTTGTCAATACAATAATTACAACTTTTTTCAATTATTACAGTCTCAAGTAATTCATTTTTTAAAGTCCGTAATCGCCCAATAACTTCGTTCAATTTATCTATTTCTAAATCGATTTTATCGACTTCAATTTTTATGTCATTGCTTATCATAAATAGTATTATTGTTAAACTCATTTACTACCTCTTCTGGACTAAAATCCTCATTGTTTTTTTGATAAATAGGCATTTTGTCTCTGCCTATAACAATTTCATAACCCTGCATTTTGCTCCAATTTATG